TCCTAACGAATTTCAAAGCGATTATGAATTTTGGTATCAATGGTCAATGTGGCAAGACTTGGCAGGTGAAACATACACCCTTTGGTGGCGTAAAGACCAAAAAGATGCAAGCACAACGCCAATTGAGATGTACAACCTTGATGCCACACTAATCACAACACAATTAACGCCTGCCCGTTACCCATCTTATCGTTTGACAACACCATCATACGGTTTTAGTAAAGATGAACCGTTGGCACATTATCAAGTTATGCACATTTCTGAAATGGCATGGCAAGGTTCAGCAGGTTTCAACAAAGGTATTTTGGCAACTGAATTGGTTGGCTTAGACCAAGATATTGACCTATATGCAAACTTTATTATGCAAAACGGGGCAAAACCAAGCGGTATTTTTAGCACAACGCAAGTAATCCCTGATGCTAAATACAAAGAAGTTGCCCAACGCCTAAAAGAAACATGGAACGCCATGACAGGTGGGCGTACAACTGACCAATCTAAAGCAGGTCAAGGTATGTTGCTTGACCAAGGCATGACATACACACCTGTTGATATGTTGACATTGCAAGATGCCCAAACAGCAGAATTAAAGGTACAAACCATGAAGCGTATTTGCGGATTGTTTGGCGTACCACCTGCAATGATTGGTATAGCTGACCAAAAGTACAACAACACACAGACAATGTTAGATGAATTCTACAAATCTACTATGTCACCAATGATTACAAACATTAAGCAAAAGTTGAAACAGCATTTGTTTAAGGGCTATCCAAACCTTTATGTTGAATTTGATACTACCGAATTCCTAGAAGGTTCACCGTTAGACCAAATGAATTTTGCCGTTGCAGGTGTAAACGCAGGTGTAATAACACCAAATGAAGCCCGTGAATTTTTGGGTATGCCACAACTTGACGGTGCAAACGAATTGTTATCAAAATCACAATCAGACAAACAAGGTGCTATTTCAGGCACAAGCCCACAAGATACAGGCGGTGGTGGGGGAAATCAAACCCGTAAAATGAATATTGGTAAATAATGTCATTTATAGATAAAATATTTGACATTATGGGTTCACAAATAAAGAACCCTAGTGTTAAACTACCAAAAAAGCGTTTTACGCCCCACAAGATAACAGACGATAATCAAGCCATTTCTATTGGGGTAATCAATGAAGAATCTGACATTAGTTTGCGAAGCACAAGTTCAATTAGGAAAACAAGCAGACGAATCTGCAACACCTAGCGGTGTGATTGAAGCCCGTGCAACAACATGGGGTGCAAGAGAAGGTGCAGACGGCAGAAAGTTTTTTTATAAGCCTGAAGGTTTTGCACAATGGGCTGATGAGTTTGCTAGTTCAGGCAAACCAATGCCAATGTTCTTAAATCACAATGATATGACAGCCCCGATTGGTCAATGGGATGAAGTTGAATTTGATGATGAAGGCATGACCGCAAAAGGTAAGCTGTTTTTAAGCACACAAGGCGGTTCAGACATTTATAACATTTTAAAAGAATCACCAATGTTATTTGGTGGTGTTTCTGTTGGTGCGTATGCTGACGAATACCAATGGGTTAAAGAGGATGGTTCAGTATTTCCCGCAGGTTCGGATGATTATTGGGATGAAGGATATTTCCAAATCACTAAAGGCGGTTTGCGTGAAATATCAGTTGTTATGTACCCAAATAATCCTGAAGCTAACATTCAAAAACTAGAATCATGTTTTGAAGAAGATGGTTCATTGAATCCTAGAGTTTTAGAGAAACAATTGCGTGAAGCAGGCGTTACTAAAAAAGATGCGACCACCGCATCAAGTATTTTCAAGAAAGTTTTAGAACAGCGTGATGCTACTAAAGCACTTGAAGAAACACCAATTCAGGGTGAACCTGTTGCGGTGGTAGAAGATGAAGCTGATGCAATTCTTAAAGCCTTAGAGTTAAGAGAATTAGCAAAAGCATTGGATAAACGCCTTAAATAAAGGAATTATTATGTCAGTAGAAAAAATCCTAGAAAAAGTTGATGCGATTGAAGCACAACAAGTATCTAAAATTGAAGAAGCTAAAGCAGAAGTTGCTAAGTTAGTTGATGAAAAAGTTTTATCTGTTGAAGAAAAACTATCAGCTATTGAAGCAAAAGTTTCAGAATTACAAGCCCCTTCAATTATTAAAGTTGAAAAAACAGTTCGTGGTGATGTTAACCGTATGGTTCGTGAATCATTGCGTGATTATGTTAAGTCAGATTCTAAAGTTCAAAAAGAATTGAAAGTGTTTGCTGACGAATCACAATATGAAGCGTACATGAAAGAAGCATCAGCATTGACAGGTGGCGGTGCAGGTATCGGTGGTCGTACAGCTTATGACCCTGTATTCCATGCGTTGCGTTTGGCTAACCCTATGCGTGGTTTAAGCCGTTCAGTTGCAACTGATGGTGCTACTTATCAGTTCCGTGCTAAAGTTGGTAACGCAGGTGCTTCTTGGGGCTATGCAATCCAAAACAACGGTTCAGCAACTACTGAAAACACAAACATTTGGCAATTAACATTGCAAGACTTGAATTGTGCTTTCCCAATCCGTACAGCATCTTTGGATGACATTGACGGTTTAGAAGCCAATGTGGTTGACGATATGATGGTTGAATTCAGCCAAGCTGAAGCACTATCAATGATTCAAAACAATGACCAAACAGATTCACCTAATACATACGGTGGTACAAACGGTTTGCGTGGTTTGAATCAATACGGTGGTGCTAACAGCACATACACAGGCGGTACAGTAAGTGAATCAGCTTTTGGTTCATCAGGTACAGGTTCTTCATCAGGTTTACATAGCATTGCAACTTATGACCAAATCACAACAAACGGTTTTGGTTCAGCAAACAATGTAACTTACGCTGATGTGGTTAACTTTGTTTACAGCTTGCCACAACAATATTGGACACCAACAGCTAAGTTCATGGTTAGCCCATTGATGCTTCAAGCAATCCGTGGTTTGACTGATGACCAAGGCAGACCAATCTATGTTGACGGTTTGTCACGCACAGACGGTATCGTTGGTTCATTGCTAGGTTTTGATGTTGTGGTTAACAAATATTTGGAAAACCCAACTTCAGCAGGTGGTTCAGCAGGTACAAACAGCCAATACCCAATGTACTTTGGTGATTGGACACGCTGTCACGCTATCGTTGACCGTTTGAACATGGTGTTAAGACGCTATGACCAAACCCAAGTTGGTTTTATCACATTTTTTGGGGAGAAGCGTTTGGCAACATCCGTTGTTGACCCATTTGCATTAGTTCGTTACCGTTCTACTGCGACAGGTGCTTAATTAAGGTAGGGGGTTAACAGCCCCCACCTTTTTTACAACTTATTATTTGGAAATAGACATGAATACCAAACCAATTCTTGAAGCCATTAAAACAGCATTAGTTGATGGTGAAGCAAAAGTAAATTTAAATGAAGCATCAGCACTAACAGGTTCAGGTAGCGGTGTTGGTGGTCGTGTTATTTATGATGATGCGTTTGCATCAAAGCGTGAACATAACCCATTGCGTGATGTTGCACGAAAGATTATTACAAGCGGTTCAGATGAAGCGTTTGTTGTTAAAACAGGTAACGCCACATTAATTGAAAATGGTTCAAATAACCCTTGGGGTTATCCTGTTAACTCAAATACAGGTTCGCCAAATATTTCAACATCATTTTGGCAATTGCCTGTACGCTGTATCAATGCAAGCGTACCTGTTCGTACTGCTGTATTGTCAGATATTAATTATTTAGAACAAACAATTGCTGAAGATTTGTGGTTGGAATTTAGCCAACAAGAAGCGTTATCAATGATGTTCAATGATGACCAATCAGGTTCAACAACTGTTAATTATGGTGCTACATCAGGTTTGCGTGGTTTAAATAGCTATGCAGGTTCTACATCTTCAGCATCATTTGGTACTAGTGGTTCAGCAATTACTAACGGTTTGCATACTGTTTTAGAAGTTAACCAATTAGCATCAGCAATTTCTTATGATGACTTGGCTAACCTACAAGGTGCTTTACCATCACAGTATTTGTATAAAGAAACAACTGCATGGATGATGCACCCAAGCACAATTCAGGCATTGCGTAAACTAAAGGCATCATCATCAGCTAATAACTTTATTGAAATTGGTGATGAAGATGGTGGTGCTGTAATTTACATTTTTGGTCACCGTGTTATTCCAAACCCATATATGGACACAGTAGGTGCAGGCAAATATGCTGTTTATTTAGGTGAATGGGATAGATTCTTTACTATTGCTGACAATGAAGAAATGTCAATTAAATTGACTGAACAAACATCAGTTGGTTTTATTACTTTCTATGCTGAAAAGCGTGTATGTTCAACAATCCGTGATGTATTTGCAGGTGTACGCCTAGTTGGTGTTTAATTAAAGGTTAAATCATGGCAAGCGATTATTTAAGTATTGCCCCAAACCTTACACAAAACCGCAATCCGTTCAACTATGAAAAGGTTGAACAGATTGGCAGGGATTTTGTAACGGCATGGTTGACACTTGACCAAATCACCCAACAGTTAAACCTGTTTGAAGATGAAAGCCAAGATAGTTACCTGCAAGGGTTAGAAATTGCCACACGCATGGCTATTGAGGATTATTTGGGTATGGCAATATTCCCAACTCAATACCGTGTGTTTTATGGCAATCCTGCTGTTGCAGGAACAGCCGTAACTTTAGATTTGCCTGAAACAACGCAGAATCAAACAGGTCAAGTTGGTGTAACAATCAATTCTGTTAAGTATTGGGATGGCAATATTCCGTCACAATTACAAACATTGAGTTCATCAAGTTATCAATACGATTCAACAGGTAATCAGATTATTGTTAATTCAATCCCGTCAGAAATTAGCACACAGGTTGCTAATCCGATTGTGGTTGAGTACACAACAGCCCGTTCACCGTTGGCAAACTACCCTGTAATTCAACAGGCAGGTTTGTTATTGTTAACACATTTATACAACAACCGTTCTAACAGCAATACAGCAGTTATGCACGACATACCGTTTGGCGTAACTACATTATTAAGACCATACAAACCATTGGTGATGTAATGGGCATTGTTAGATATGAAAACGCAACAATTAATGAAATAACCAACGGGGTTGATACTTTTGGTGAATACACCACGACTACAACCCCAATGTTTACTTCAAGGGCATTGGTAAGTGATGTTGCCAACGCATTGCGTATTTCTGAAAGATACCGTATTTATCAAGACTTGGTAAACCTGACATTTAACTATACGCCTGCAATTAAGCGTATTACAGACTACCAAGACGAATACAGCATTACATGGCGTGGCAATGATTGGCGTATTACTGATGTGCGTGAAAGCAATGACCGCATGAAAGTAACACTTTTATGTTACAGAAACGACCCTGAAACCACAGTATGAGTACACAACAGAATCCGTCAGTTTATGCACAATGTATTCAATATCAGTTATCCGATATTGTGGATGTACCCGTGTACGCTAACTTCAACAGGAATTGGGCAACGCAACCGTCATTTTTGACATGGAATTTGCGTAATGTTCATCAACCTGTATATACGGGGCAAGACCAAAATAATAAGGGTATTGACAGACCTGTATTTCAAATCAATGTTTTTTCAAAAGACATGGATACTGCTTTTAATTTAAGCAATACAATATTACAATCATTACATGGCTATTCAGGAATGTTTGGCAACCCTGACACCAATGGTTTTTGGTTAGCCAAGGCAGATGTTTTTTGGTTATACAATACTTATGACAATGAAATTAAGTTGCATCAAATAGTACTTGATTGCCAACTTGATGTTCTAACTTAACAAGACAGAATTTTTTAAATCTTTTTTTGAGGAATATTCAAAATGGCATTAATTGATAAAGTATTAGCAGGGTACACAGCAACCCTTTGGATGCAAGATGATGTAACACCTGTACCATTGACAGATTCACAATTGTCAACATGGACAGCACAAGTTGCAACTATTGTTGGTACAACAGCAGGCGGTACAGGTACAGCAGGTATGGCAGTACCCGTTGAAGCTATCCCCGCATTTGGTGCTGATGATGCAGTTGCTTCTTACTCTGTTGCAGGTGCTAGAACAGGTGCAAAGATTACTACACAAAACCAAGTAACTTCAATGAACATTACTTGTGCGTGGAATCCTGCTGACCCTGCAATGTTGCAAATCCGTGCTGACGGTTACGGTGGTACAACAGTTCGTACTTATGTTGTTGCTGTTTATGACGGTACAGACACAGTTGCTTATGCGTTCAACGCTATGGTTGGCGGTATGCAATGGGATATGTCACCATCAGCAGAAGGCAAGTTTATGTTTACATTGCACCCTGTTGGCGGTAACTCATACGGTTGGTCAACTAACAGCTAATTTAGATAACCCCCGAAAGGGGGTTTTACACGATATGACACAAATAAATAATTCAAGCGATTTACTAAATTTCATTGTTACCCATGCCAATTCAGGTGTTAAAAATTGGTTTGGGTTTCAACAACAGCGTATTGCAGGGATTCATATTGCCTATGAAATTGCCAAATTACACGCTGACAAAATGACCCCTGAAGAAGTTGCGGAATATGCTTACAAGCTGAATAATGCTATTTATTCAAGACTTGTTAAGGGTGATTAAATGGCAAAAGAAACCTTTACCATTAAGACTGAAGGTTTTAAAGAATTACATGATGTGCTGTTAGAAATGGCTAATGATATAGGCTATAAAAAAACGGCAAGGCGTGTATTAGTACCTGCCGTTAAATCAGCTATGCAACCCGTTTTGGGAATGGCTAAGACATTAGCACCCTATGACGAAAATAACACAACCACGCCCCATTTGCGTGACAGCTTACGCCTAAATGCCCGTGTACCTAGTGACCGTGATATGCGTTCAATGTACATTGACAAAAATGATGCTGTAATTGGCATTGTTTCTGTTAGAACGGATAAAAGGGGTATTTCACAAGAATTTGGCAATGAACAAGTTACTGCACAACCTTATTTAAGACCTGCAATAGAATCACAAACAGATAGAGTTATTCAGATTTTAGGTTCATTCTTAACATATAAGCTACAACAATATAAATCAAAAAAGGTATAAAACATGAGTAAGTTTGGTAAATCATTTGGCATTAATACTGCCCAATTGCGTACACGCAAGTTTGAAATTAACGGTCAATCATTTAATGTACGCATACCTTTGGCTAATGAAGCTGAAGAAATGTTTAAAAAGGCAGAAAACCCAACGCCTGAACATATTGAAGAAAAATACAAAGAATTAACAAAAGATTTAATTAAGAAGAAAGATGTGTTAATTGGTAAAGATAGTGGCATTGAATTTAAAGATGATGACATTGTTGTTGGTGATAATTCCATGCGTGATTTGGCAAAAAGCCAAGCAGGTACGGAAGTCAGGATTGTTGAATCATTTAAGTTATTGATTCCTGTTGACGGTTCAGATTTTTCAGACCTTACATACGAAGAAATTAACGCTGAATTCCCATTACCCGTACAGCTTACTTTGGTCAAAAAGATTGCGGAAGTAATCAGCCCAAATTATGAGGAAGTAAGAAAAAACTAATAAGTTCCGTTAGGTTACAAGCCAAAGCCTATATGGTGGCTAACGGAACGAATCCTGACAATGTGGATGAAGAAACATTTAGGCAGATATGCGTGATGTACGCAGACGGGATGATTGGCAACCGTGTAATGCTTGAAACACTAGGCAATTTGACAGCAGGCGTTTACAATTACATGAGGTCAAATAATCATAAAGTTTATACATTGCGTGATATTATTGGCAAAAGTTATGATTATTTATACCCGCCACAAGACAATACAGAATCCGTAAATAGTGCGTTGTTAGCATTTGTTAGTCAGGCAAAAGGGTTTAAACCTGACTTGTTTAAAAAGGTGGCGTAATGAATATTCTTGCTAGATTGGGTGTTGCGTTAGGACTTAATACAACAGAGTTCACCGCAGGCATTGAAAAATCTGAAAGAGAATTAAAGCGTTTAGAACGCAACGCACAACAGTCACTAAAACGGGCTGAAAAAGCATCCCAAGAATTTTCTGCATCAATGGGCAAAGTTGCCCTTGGTATTGGTGCTGTTGGTTTAGCCCTTGGCAAAGTAATGCAAAAAGCTGATGAATTTGCTGATACAGCATCAGCATTTGATTCAAGCATTGGTGGCATTATTGGCATGGGCAAAGCCCTAGAATTGTCAGGTGGTAAAGCTGAAGATACAACAAAACTATTATCTAAGTTAAGCCAATCAGCTAATGAAGCCCGTGAAGGTAGCGACAAGCTAAGAATTGCATTTAAAGAAATTGGCATTTCTGCACAAGAAGTTCAAAACCTAAATCCTGATGAATTGTTTAATCGTGTTGCTGAACAATTAGCTAAGATTTCTGACCCTGTTGAACGCAATGCAAAAGCATTTGAATTACTAGGCAAATCTGCTAAAGGCATTGATTGGAAAAAATATACAGCAGAATATAAAGAAGTTGCTGACCCTGATTTAGTTCAAGCCATTCAAACTAGTGCTGAAGCATGGGATAACATCCAAAAAGCTGTTGGTTCAATGTTCTATTTTGTTGTTAAGTTAATACAACCAATGTCAGCATTGATTAATGACTTTTTAACATTAGCTGACAGATATAAAGAATTCAAAGAAGAAGGTGGCACAATTAACTTTGACCCTAATAACCCAATGGGTGAGGGAATTACATTTGAAGGTACAGGCAAACCAAAGTCAACTAAACCTGAAGCACCTAAAAAAGATGTAAGTAAATTAGGTGGTTATACAGAACAATCTGCTGAAGATAAGCGTATTGCATCAGCCAAAGAAGCGTTAAGAATTGCAAGTGACCGTAATGCCCTAGAAATTAAACGCATTGAGTTAGAAGCACAACGGGCATTTATGAATGAGTACGATTACAAACGCCAAGTTGAAGCGTATGAATTGGAAAAAGTTACATTAGATTTAAGAAACAAGATTAACGATTTAGAAAAGCAAAAGACTAAAGAAAACGCAACATCAACCAAGATTGCTATTGAAGGTTTGCAACAACAGATTGAATACGAAAAACAAAAATCTGAAGCCAAACAACGCAACATTGATATGGAACAGAAAAACGCACAATCATGGGCATATGGATGGGAACAGGCATTTAAGAAATTTAATGAAGATGCCCAAAACTATTCTAAAGTTGGTGCTGAAATGTTTAATAGTGTTGTTGGTAATATGAATTCAGCCATTGATAACTTTGTTAAAAACGGCAAAGCATCATTTAAAGATTTTGCTAAATCAGTTATT